GGAAAAAAAGGAGGAACAACAGGAGGAACAACAGGAGGAACAACAGGAGGAACAACAGGAGGAACAACAGGAGGAACAACAGGAGGAACAACAGGAGGAACAACAGGAGGAACAACAGGAGGAACAACACCAGGACCAACAGGTGGAGGAGGTAAATCAAGGTCTGTCGGATTTTTTGTTTCAATAAATTTTTTTTTTTGATCTAAAAGTGTGTTTTTTAATTTTTTAAAATCATATTTTAATTCAGGAATAAAATGTCTGTATATATTATTCGGGGATTTTTTAACATTAACAATATTTTTTGATTTATTAATTATTTCATCCAATAGTAACAAATTTTGTTCAAACTTTTTAGCTTTTTCAATATCATTGGCATTAGTTAAACTATAATAAACATTATTATTAACATTTATTTTATCCAAATCAAATTTATTTATATTTATATTTTTAATAATATCAAAAAGTTCTATTGACTCTTTTATTTTATTATTTTTTTCCGAAATAGTATCCAATGTTTTTTTTATTTCGTCAAATTTATTTTGATAAACAGAATTATCTGGATACTTGTTTTTAAGATTTTCAAATGTTTCATACTGACTAAGTAGTTCATCATATTGAGGATTATTGAAACCTGTTTCAATATTTAAGTAATCAAATATAAAATGATTTTTATCAATATTATCAAATAATATAGCATTTTTATCAGTAATATTATTGTGATAAGTTTCATATATTTTTTTATTATTATCTGCAATTGTCATAATATTGGTAATCTTAGTATTAATTTCATCTATTTTATCATCTAAATTCTTGTCATTTGGATATTTTATTTTTAAATCATCAATTTTATTTTTTTGTATTTCCAATTTTTTAAATTTATTTTTTAAATTATCATCCATAAAATCTTTTACATCAGCTAAATTAATGTTTGGGTTAAAATATTTATTGTTATTTATTGAATTTGAATGATTATTAATATTAATACCAATAAAATTTTTAATATTTCCTAATTCATTTTCTATATCATCAATATTTTTTGGATTTATTTTATTTTTAATACTATCAAGTTTTTTTATAAATTCTTTATATTCAATTTTTTTTTCATATTTATTTTTAATTTCTTCTATTTTTTCAGACAAATCATCCTTTATTTTTTTATTAAATTTATCGATTTTATTATTGTAATCGTTAATATATCTTTTTAATAATAACTGTTTAATATAATTTACATTTTTCATTTTATCATTTAATTTTTTTATTTTATCATTTAAATCATCAATCTTATCTTTATCTTCCTGATATTTTTTAATTAATTCATCAAAATCATTTTTATAATTTTCCGCAATTTCTTGATCTAAATTATATTTTTTAATCGAATTTTTTAATGTAGGTTTTAATGACATTTTCTTATTAAAAGGTAATAAATATTCTTTTGAATATTTTTGTTTTTTTAAACTTTTGTCTAATTTTTCAAAATGAATTAAATTATCATATTTATCAACAGAATAAAATGGATCATTATTCATAACCTGACGATATGCATATCTAAAAAATATTTTTGGAAGATTAATATCTTTAATTCCAATTGGATATTTTAAAAAAGGAATATAATTTCTGTCTGTCCTATATGCATACAATTTTAATTCATAAATTCTTTGACTTTTTTTATTTATATTTATTTGATTATTTAAATAATTTATATTATTTTTAAGAATATTATTTTGAATGTGAACTTGTCTATTTAAATATTCTTTTTGATTTTCTTTTAAATTATTGACCAATTCATTAATTGTATCTTCTGAATATTGATACCAAATATAAGGCGCATTTTTTAAATATTTTATTTTTTGGTTAATTTTATCTTTAAATTGTATTTCTAATTCATTTTTTATTTTTTCTGTTTTTAAATTATGTTCCAATTCTGCAATTTTTATTTCTTCTTCCAATAAAATATTGTCTTGTCTTAGTCTTAAAATTTCGGATTCTAAATTTGATTGATAAAGAGTTGTTTTATTTTCTTTTTGAAATCTTCTTAAATATAATAAATTTTTTTGATAATCTTCAAATTTTTCGGCATAATTTGCTTTTAACAATTCCAAACCTTTATCTTTAATATCATATACCGAATTTTTTGCAAGATTAATTTTTTTTTCAAATATTTTTTTATTAATTTCATATTCATATTTTATTTCTTCCTTTGCATCATTAATTTTCTGTAATTCTTCATATAATAATTTTTTATTTGTATTCTCTAATGTGGCTCTATCATATTCAAAGTTTTTTTTTGTTATTTCTAATTGATAATTTATTTCATTTTCTTTATTTTTTTTTGCAAAAAAAAGTATTGATTTATATAATTCACGTTTTTGTGCATCTGATAATGATAATTGTAATCCGCTTTCTTTGTCAAAAAAATAGCTGATTCCACTTGCACCGATATTTTCTTCGTATTCTTTTTTAAAATCAACATTTAATTCAATTTCTTGAATAGTAAAAATTGGTTCAATTTTTTGCTTTTCTGCTTTTAATTTTAATAAAGTTGTTTGATATTCTTTATTTCTTTCATAAATTGATTTATTTTCTGGATTTAATGATATTTTATTTTGATATAATTTATTAATTCCTTCCAATTCTATTTTCAATGTTTCATCAATTTTTAAAATTTTTTCTTTTTCTATAAAAATAGAGTCTACCAATTTTTTTTTTAGATCTTCTTCGGCTTTAATTTCGTTTATTCTTAAATCATAAGAATCCTTAATTTTTTTTTTTCCTTCTTTATAAGTTTTATCTGATATTTTATCTCTATAAAATTCATAGTCAAATAATTTTGCTTGATATTCGACATCAATCTTTTCTCTTTTTAATTTCTGTTTTTCAATTATATCATTTTTTATTTTATTCAATTGAATATTTCGGTTTTTAACATTATAATCTTCTTCGATTTCTACAATTTCTTCAACTTTTTTTTTAATATTAACCAAATCCTTATTATCAATAAACTGTTTTTCTTTATAATATTTTAAATATTTTTCTTCAACATCCTTGAATGATTCAACAACACCTTCAACACTAATGTCATATTTAAATGAATCTCCATCTTTTTGCCATTTTATTATTTTTCCAAAAATATTTTCCCCATTTTCAGTCCATTCAACAACATCATTTATTTTAAATTTTGGTTGTTTGTCTCCTATTTTTTTCAAAACATCTTTTTTAAGTCCTACAATTTCATTTGGAGTTAATGGTTTATTAATATCATTGTCTTCAAAATATTTTATTGTAAATGTTCTTTCATCAAAAATTTCTTTTCCATTGGCATCATTTGGGCCACGCTCAAATTTAATTATTTTTCCCTTATTTCCGTTATGTTCGACAATGTCATTTACTTTTAAAAAATTTTGTCCAGATGTATTTTTATTTTTATTTCTATTTCTATTTTTTGGTGGCATTTTTATAATATAATTATATAATAGTTTGTTATTATGCTGGAAATAATACTGAATTAACGGGAAATTTATTTGCAGAATTAGTCATTACATATCTTTGTCTAGGATAATATGTTGGTAATCCAGTATTATAACAAAGATTAATTATTTTTCCTGGGACATCTGAATCACTTGTTGGGTTGCATTTTTTATTTGCCAAAGATTTTTTAGAATATCCTGTGCAAATATTTTCCACTTGATTACATAATAAACTTCCTCCATCTGATATTATTATTTTATTTGGAGTTTTTGTATTAGATTCAATAGATGGCATTATAATTGCCAAATTATTATTTGATTCTTCTGGTGGAATTATTGGATTGGTTTCATTTTTTATAAAAATAGTTTCTTGTGGCAAACTTACAAATGTTGGAATAGTATAATTAAAACAAGATATTGGTTCTATTGTTTTTGTTATATTATTTCTATCTGTTATATCAATATTTACACCATTTATTCTTTTCAACATTTGTGTATTTGGATTTGTATAAGTTTCTCCCTGAATCGCCCATGTAGTATTTCTATTTATCCATTGACCTTTTGCAATTTGGGAATATTTTTGGCTGGTTGTTAATGGATATGCATTTTTTTTATATTGTAATACATTTCCTTTTGCAATCATACGAATTTCTTGGTTACCTAAAAACAATGGAAATGTTTCACCCAATTGTGGGATATAAATTGTATCAGAAACATCACTATCATATGGACATCTATTTTCAACTCTTGACCATTCTCTTGGTGGTATTGGATTATAATTTTTACCCAAACAAGACATTTATATTTATTTTATAAATTAATATATAAATGTATTTATTTTATTTAAAAAATATAAAAGAATTGTATGATAAAGTTGAAAAAACAGTATTAAATGAATATGAATTATTCGATAAAAAAAAATGTGATTTAATATTTGATAATACTATTTTTGATGATTTAACAAAAATTGAAAATTTTATTCATTCATATGATTATTTATATTCAAAAGGAATATATATTATTGGAAATATAAATAATAAAGATGAATATATTAACCATTTAGAATTTATATTGCACCAATTTTATTATTATTATATTCCCCCATTGTCAACCATGGTTTTAATAAAAAAAGAAAATGATAATAATTTAATTATAATAACTCCATGTTCAAGATTAAATAATTTACATAAAATTTTTGAAACAATTGATTTTAAAAAAACAAAATATTGGATAATAATTCATGATTCTGTTGATCAAAAAGTATTTAATCATTGTCAAATTATTGAATTAAATCATATTAATGAAGACAGTATTTATGGAAATGCACAAAGAAATTATGGTTTAGATTATTTATATAATAATAATTTAAATGATCAAAATTCATTTATTTATTTTTTAGATGATGATAATATCATTCATTCTGATTTTTATGGAATAATACCATTATTGGTTGAAAATTATTTTTATACTTTTGATGTTGATTGTGATTATTTATTGGGAAATAAAATTGAAATGGGAAAAATTGATACTAGTATGTTTTTAATTCACACAAATTTATGTATAAACAAAAGATGGATTATTGACAAATATGAATCTAATTTTTATTTTATTAAAGATATTTATGAAAATAATCCAGAAAATATGATTTATATAAATAATATATTGGCATTTTATAATCAATTAAATGATATTTAGTAAAAAATTGATTTATTTTTTTAATAAATGGTAAGTAAAATAATGTCATTATTATTTGAATTATTAGCAAATACAATCAGTATTACTTCTGGTATATTTATAGGATTTTATATCGGTAATTTTGTTGGCCTAAAAATATTTTATTATTTAGGTTGTTGTTATCCGATTGAAAATTTAAAAATAAAATTGGAAATTAATCCAAATAATATAAAAACTGAAATATGTGATGAAAATAAAATAAAAAATGAATAATTTGTAAAAAATTGATTTATTTTTTTTAATAATTAACATAAAAATAAATGTTATTATTAGCAAAAACAATTAGTATTATTTCGGGAATATTTATAGGGTATTATATTAGTTATTTTATTAAATTAAAAATATTTTATTGTTTAGGTTATCCCATTGATAATTCAAAAATAGAATTTGAAATTAATCCAAATGTTATAAAAATGAATAATTTGTAAAAAATTGATTTATTTTTTTAATAATCAAGATAAAAATAATGAATTCAATTAAACTATTTGCAAATAATTTTTGTATGGTATCAGGAATAATTGTAGGATTTTATGTAGGTAATTCTAAAAACATTTTCCAAATTAACCAATTATTCATCACCAATTGAATTTAAAGTTAGTATAAGATCATTGGTTGACGAATACAATAAAAAAAATGAATAAATTGTTTTTATTTTTTTTGTCGTGAAATATTATATTCCATTTCGATCAATTTTAAATGGATTTTTATGTATGTAATTATTTTCAAGATAAATTCCAAATCGGTCATATGTGATTATTTTTTTTGTATCACATCCATTTTTATTGTTTGATTTTACGCAAAATTTATGATTATAATCACATAAATATTTTGCAAGATGATTATGTTTATAATAAAATTCAATAAAATCTTTATCATTTTTTTCAATAATATTATATTTTTTTTTTCATCAATAATTATGACATCAAATATGGTTTGTAAACAAGATATTTCAGAATAAAAATATTTACCCGAAATATTATCCAAATTATTTCTCATATTGTTTAATGATTTAATATTATTTTTTATTATGTCTTTATTATTTTGAATTATTTTATTAATATCATTTAAATCGGTGTTAACCATTTTAGTAGACACAGATAATGCATTGTTATTGTCATAAATGTATGTTGGGTAATCTGTTTCATCATAAACATAAATATTTGGATAATATTGTGTTTTTATTTTATCAGATAAAAATTTAATATAATCTGAAGTAAACATTATTTTAATTAAAAGAAATATGATAAAAATAATCATTTTTTTTCGTATTTTGTCAGTGATTTTTATATAATTAAAAAAATATAATGAGTATAATATTATTAATAATGAATTGTAAAAAATATAAATATAAAAAAGATAATCAAAAATGGGTAAATGATATAAAAATACCGCATTATTATGTGATTGGTGATTTGGAATTAAAAAAGGAATATGAAATAGTTGATGATATATTGTATATAAAATGTGAAGATGATTATAATAATTTGCCAAAAAAGGTTATAATGTCATATGATGTAATGATAAGAATAAATAAGGATATTGAATATATACTAAAGACGGATGATGATCAAAACTTGATTGACACAAGATTTATGGATATAGTAACAAATATATTAAAAAAGAATGAATATGAATATGGAGGAAAAATAATAAATGTAGAAAGGCCATATTTGAGTGAATATTATAAAATACATGAAACATTACCAAAAAATATGATTATAAATAAATGTAAATATTGTAGTGGAAGATTTTATTTTTTATCAAGAAAATCGGTAATAAAATTATTGGAAAACCGAAGTGAAATTGAAAAGGAATATATTGAAGATTATGCGATAGGGTATTATTTGGGTGAAAAAAAAATATTAAATTTAAAAACGGAAAATTATTTTATAGACTATATTTATTCTAATAAATTAATATAATACGAATTTTTTGGAATTTTACAAATAGAACACACATTTATTTTATTATAACAAAATATGCAATATTTATGAAAGATACAGTCAAAATCGTATAAAGTTGTTTCTTCAAAACAAATAGGACAAAAATCAGATGTAGCATATTTTTTTTTTGAATTAATAAACATTGAAAGTTTATTGAATATTTTTTCTTTATTATTGTCAATAATATATTTAAAAATATTATCTTTTATTGAATCATCAATAATATATTGATTAAATACTTTTTTAAATTCATTATTTGAATCATTATCATAAAAATGATTAATAACGATAACAAGTATGTTATGAATAAATATTTTATCAGTAATATTTGGTATTTTAATAATATTTGGATAAATATCATTAAAAAGGATAGATTTTTGTTTTTGTTTTATTTCAATATCGTAAATAAATAAAAGTAATTTGACAGAATGATTATAATAATCGAGTAATTTGTATGAATTAGATAATTCCATTAATGACATGATAAAATAATTATATTCCAAAAAATTATTTGGAATAATTTCATAATTTATATGTTTTTTACAAAATAAGATTGAACAATGATTCATATTAAATTTGTTGTATGATTTTAACATGTAATAAATAGATAATACACATTTTTTAATAATATGGTCATTTAATAAAAATTCAATATTTTGATAAATATCAATAAAAGATATTATTTTGAATAAAGATGGTTTAAATAAATGGATAAATTTATTAAAATAATTTTTGGATTTATTTTCATCATTATCTTGTTCATAAAAACAGCCTAATAAGAAACACGATTTAAAACATTTTTTATTTTTTGCAGAAACAAGACATTTTTTAATCATTTGTCTGTCATTTTTAATAATAAAATAAAGTGCAGAATAATAATTGTAAGATTTTGAAAATAATAAAACATCGTGTTTATTATGTTTGAATAAATGATAAATATTTTTTTTATTTTTATCATCCATTTTTTTATTTAAAAAATAAAATTCAAATTCACATTTTAAATTAATATTTGTAAATTTTTGGATAGGTTTAAAATTGTTAATTATAAATAAATTAACATAAATTAAATTATCCATGGTAAAAAAAAATAAAAATAAAATTATTTCAATTTTTTTCCATAAAAATATCGTGCAATAATTCATGTGTTTTGTAAAATAAATTAAATTCAAAAAAAACTGATAAATATTCCGAATAGTCATTGGTCACAATAAAATAATAATCATCCTTGTATTTATTTAAAAATTGAATAAATTTATCATTATCCTTTATATGATTATACAATAATTTTATTTTATCATCAAAAATGTCATAAATATCTTGTTCATCTGTATTTAATGGTATATTAAAAACAGATAATAAATCAGTTTGATAATAAATATCTTCAGTGTCATTAATATTATAAGATAATTGATAAGAGTAATTATAAATATCCATTATATAATAAAAAAATAATAAAATATTAAATGACATTAAATTTTATAAATATTGATTCCATTGCAGTTTGATTTACTGTTTTTTTTTTCTTTTGTTTATTTTCTGTTTGTTTATTTTCTGTTTGTTTTTTAGAATAATAAGAAAATTCTTCCAAAATATAAAATGTGAATCCTTTTATTGTTGAAATTTTTGTCAATGACTTTAAAAAGTCATTTTTTGATATGTGATATTTTACTCCTTTAGTTCCACATCTTTTACAAAAAGTTAGAATAAGCAATGTATTATCAGATATGTAATCATTTACAATGGCTAATAATGCAGAATATGCGTAATTAATAATATGTCCTTGAAAATCAAAAATAAGATTATTATAAATGTATTTATTATTTATTTTTTCTAAATAGTCATGTAATAATGAATTAACTGATTTAATTCCAAAATTACAATGTATAATGCTTGTATTTTTATCATATTCAACACTTGTAATTTTTGACTTTTTAAATCCACATTTTAACAATACTTTGGATGTATTTAAATATTTGGAATCAAGAATAATAGAACGTGATTTATGTGTAATATTATTTTTTTTCAAATAATAATTTATTTTTTTATTAAATATTTTTTTAAATTTATCACCTTTATTTTTTTTGTATTGTTTAATAACAATTTTTTTTTTTGGTCTATATTTATTTAATATTTTATCAATAATACGCCTATTTTTTAATGAAATAGTCATTTTATACATAAAAATTTTGAAAAAAAGAAATCAATTTTTTTGATAATAAGATGTGTCTTTTGTAAGTTCTCTTGATGGAACGCCACCTCTTATCCATTTTCCATCAGAAGCGGATTCTTCAATAAGAAAATTTGGATTTGTAATTTTATCTTTAACATCGGGAATTAAATATTGGTATCGAAACATTCTTTTTTCTGCCATTCCAGTTTTACTTCTTCTATTTGTTCCATAAAGTCCTTGTTGTAAATTAGATTCCATAATGGAATCACCATATCCTCTTGCAAGAAGTGGAACTGTTGCAAAAGGTCGTTGGAATAAATCAATATGACATCTTGGATGTGTTTGAATTGTTCCTAAAAATAATCTTGAATTATCGTCAATATTATAACCATTTGCACCAACACCATATCCTCCGACAAAATTAATTCCTGGTTGCATTGTTGCCAATGATTTTGCGTCCTTCATACTGCAATCTTTTGTAAAATAATTTTGTAATAAATAGTTACATTCTGCGGTATTTTGAATTTGTTTTTGGTCAATATAACATTGGTCTTCTCCAATTCTTGATATATTTAAAAAAGGATGAGTTGTTTCCATTATATTTTAATGTCAGAAAAAAAATCATTTATTTTTGTAATTTTAATTTAAACAAATGAATATCCAATTTTAATTTTTTTGTATATTCTAAATTACTATTGATTTTTTTATTTAATTCATAAATAAACTGCTTTTTAGTCATTTTTATTTTCATATTAAAAAAAAATAAAATCATTTTTTTTTAAAAATCAGACTCATAATTCTGATCCTTTTAGATCTAATAAAGTATTAAATAATAAACCATAATAAATTTTTATTTTACTTACTAAAATACGAATTACAATAAAATAAGGCTGATAATTTTCCACAGTTTTTATACTAATATGTTTCGTAAAAGGTTTTACAGATTTATAAAGTGCCAAATCATAGTTCATACGGTTAATAGTTTCATCCGATTCAATAAATAAAGATGTTTTTAATTTAATAATTAATTCATTATCATTATTATATTTTTTGAAAATTATTTTAATAAATTCATCTTTAAAATATTCAATTACATCATCTATTTCATCAATATTGGCAATATAATTGTCCATAATAAGTTGATGATTATCATCATACTTAAACGGAATACTGTGATTACAATAAGAATTATTTAAATTATTTAATGAATGTCCATAAAAATGTAATTGTTTTGCTAATTTAGATTTTATGTCATTATCATCATCATAAAAATAATTAATTAAACAATTATTATATGCCAAAATTAATTCATTTATTTTATAAATAAAATCAAAATAACCCTTGTAGTTTAATAAATCAACAAAATTATTTTCATTAAATGGGTATAAATTATCGTCATTATTAAAATATTCAGTTAATTGGTTTATTTTTTCGGTATTATATATTTCCATATTAGTTGTATTAATAAAATGAAATAAAAAAAATAAATCAATTTTTTTACAAATTATCCATTTATTGATTCATTATATTCTTTTTCATCTAAATCCAATTCTTTTTTATCTGAATCCAATTCTTTTTCATCATTATTTGATACATTTTCACTATTGTTTAATACATTTTCACTATTGTTTAATGCATTTTCATGATTGTTTGATACATTTTCATCATTGTTTAATACATTTTCGTGATTGTCTAATACATTTTCATGATTGTTTGATACATTTTCATGATTGTCTAATACATTTTCGTGATTGTCTAATACATTTTCATGATTGTTTGATACATTTTCATCATTATTTGATGCATTTTCACTATTGTTTGATGTATTTTCATGATTGTCTAATACATTTTCATGATTGAATAATTCATTATTAAAATGAGTTCTTAAAATATTGTATAATGTATTATCATATTTGGATGCATGATTTATTAAAATACGATTTAATTTTATAAATATATCTTTGATTAAATTTTCACATTTTTTTAGTTTAAATATTGCTTCTGAAAATATATGACAATAAATAACAATTTTAGTTAATAAAATATAGACAATATTAAAATAATTAATGTAGTTATCGATAGTATTATCGGAAATATTATCTTTAAAAGGTTTTAAACATGAAGTTAATGCAAGATGAAAATTTAAATCATTAATATTGTCATTATTTTGAAAATATAAAATTGTTTTTAATCGAATATTATCTAACTCGTGTTGATCGATGTTATCATATAGTTGTTGTTTAAAAATATGATTAATAATGTTGTATTCAAAACATCGAATAGTAACATTTATATCATTAAGATGAGATAGATATTCACAAATATTAAATTTATCTAAATAACGAAAACTAATACGTATTAAATGACCATCTGATGATACACTATGTAACTCAGTTTTGTCAGTTAATTTATCGTTTTCATTATCATTATTTAAATAAATGCAGTCAATTAAAAGTTCTCCAAATGTAAAAATAAAATCATTAAATTTATGGATAAACTGGAAATATCCGCCATAAATTGGTGGATTAGCATTAAAGGGATATAAGTTATCCGGATTGCTAAAATAATCAGTTAATTGTTGAATTTTTTGTTCCATAATTTTAATTTTATAAAAATAAGATATGAAAAAAAACAAATCATTTTTTTAGAAAATTACGAGTGATTTATTTAATGTCCTTTTGAAGGAAATCCTTTATTAGTATTATAATTATAATTATCAACACAATTGGTGCAATTAGAAAGACGTGTATAAATAGGTGGATTAGCTAAAGCGGACATGGATGGTGAAATATATTTGGCTGATAGGGCATAAGTTGGTGTAAGAGGTAAATTATTTTGGTATTGTGAATATCCGCCTTTAAATTTTCTGGATTTTTTGTTTTTTCTGGTTTTGGATTTTTTGGATTTTCTATATTTTTTCATATATAATGATTTATATTTTTTTCCGCCTTTAATGGCAGAGGCTTTGGCGGACAATATATTGGAAGTGTAGGGAGTATGAATGGTATGAGGTCCATTTGGAATTTTGTTGTCAGATAAAATGGATGGGTCATTAGAATTATCGACATTAACAAAATTAGGATTAACGTTATAAAAAGGATATTTAACCATTATTATATTATGAGTTTAAATTATCTTTTTAAAATATCTAAAAACGATAAATGAACTTTTTATCATTTAAAAAGAGGAATAATGATAAATTATTCGATGATTTAAAAAAAAAGATTGAATTATATGAAACGCAAAATTATTTACCAATATACAATGATTATTTTAATTATGTGAAAACGCCAGAAAGTGGGTTAAATTTAAATAATAGAAAGATTGTGTATTCAATAAAAAAAAAAATAAAGGAGAATGTGGTAAGAGGTGTAATAGTGGATACAAAAACAGGAAATAAAAAAAATAAGGATGTGTATATAAAGATATCTGGAATAAGAGATCCATATCGTTATTTGATGGGAAAATTAAAAAAAGAGGGTGAAAAAATATTTGATTTGCCAAAAATGAATGATAAAAATAAGTCAAATAATTCGACATATGTGGACGGATTATTTTATTATATAACGTCAAAATTATTAGAATTATATGGTTTTGTGCATGGAATAGAGTATTATGGATCATTTATAGGAATAAAAAACAATTATTTATTGGATATAACGGACGATTTAGACATATTGGAAATGTATCCATTTTTCAAGAGTAATAATGGTATATTGTATACATCAAATCGTAAATTGTTGGATTATAAAACATTACCGGACATAAAAATAGGAGATGTGATTGAAGATGAGGAAAATATAAAATGGAATGACGAAGATTTTGAGGCATCATTGTCATCATTATCAGACAGTATTGATAGTGAAGAAGAAGATATAATGATTACAATAAAAAAGTTTCCGGTAAATATAATATTATTGGAAAAATGTAATGAAACGTTGGATTATTTAATATTTAACGAAAATATAACGGATGAAATGTGGTTTTCATATTTGATGCAAATTATAATGATATTAATAGTATATCAGGATAAATTTAACATGACTCATAATGATTTACATACATGTAATATAATGTTTATAAATACAAAAAAGAAATATTTAAATTATAAATATGACGGTAAGTATTATAGGGTAAAAACATTTGGAAAGATATTCAAGGTGATTGATTTTGGAAGAAGTATATATAATTTTGGATATAAAAGGATAATAAGTCATTGTTTTGAAAAAAACGAGGATGCGGATGGTCAATATAATTTTGAAAAGATAGGAAATAAAAACAAGCCAATAGTGGAGGCAAATAAGAGTTTTGATTTATGTAGATTAGGATGTTCATTATTTGAGGAATTGATTGATAATAAAAAAGGAAAAATGATATCAAAAATAACGTCACCATTTTTAAGATTAGTAATTGAATGGTGTAAAGATGATAATGGGGTGAATATATATTATAAAAATAATGGAAATGAGAGATATCCAGATTTTAAATTATATAAGATGATTGCAAAAAAGGTTCATAATCACACACCACATAATCAATTGATGCGAGATGAATTTAAAAAATTTGAATATAATAAAAAAATGAAAAAAGTGATTGATATAGATAATATTCCAAAATTTTATGAATAATAGTCAACAAATGAATTAAATAATTTTGTGAATTGATTGGGTAATAAATTGGTTTCAAAAAAAAAGGAATCAGGTGAATTATCGCATTTATGAATAAAAAGGGTTGAATTAAGTTGTGAGATAAATATTTTATAGATTTGAATTTCGAATAATGAATAATTGGTGGGTAATTGTGAAATGACTGGTTGTTTTTGATAAATAGAATTATCAAAAATAAAGATATCATAATTATTGATTTTGCAATCATCTTCAATAATTTTGTAAATTTGATTATTATTGATTTCAAATATTCCGATATCGGAATAAACAAGGGAAATAGAATTATTCCATTTAATGTCAAAAGAAGAGTGAAACCGTAATTTATCAAAAGGAATAGTTAAATAGACAATCATTTATAATAAAATTGAAATTATATTTAAATTATAATATAAAGACAAATGTTGTATAAAGTAAATATAATAAATTATAAAAAGAATGAGTATAATATTGAGCCGGAATTGGGTAAAAAGGAAATATCATTATTTGAGAAAAAGATTATTGATTGTGATAATATAATAATAAATAAAAAGGGAGAAGTGGAGAAATATGAGAATGGTGAAATGGTAAAAAATGTGGTTGGAATATTAAAATGTAAAAAGGAGTATGGAAAGATGGAATATATGTTTGAGCCGTATGATAAAAAGATGCCACCGATGATGGTAAAGTATCGTGAAAAGATTGAATTTAATAAAGAAAAGGTAAATAGATATTGTATAATAAAATGGATACATTGGAAAGAAAAGTATCCAAAGGGGGAATTAATACATATGATTGGAAAAACAAATGTATTGAAAAATTATTATGAGTATCAGTTATATGCAAAAGAATTGATGGTGTATGGATATAAAAATAAGTATAAATTGTTGGAAAAAATAACGGTGGAAGGTGTAAATAAAAAATATTCGTTTTTGGAAAAAAGGGAGGATAGAAATATATTTTCGATAGATCCAAAAGGTTCAAGGGATTATGATGATGCATTAAGTATAAAAAGTGATAATAATGGTGGGTATATAATATCGGTATATATAACAAATGTTGCATTATGGTTAGAATATTTGAATCATTGGAAAATAAATGGTGTGTCATCAATATATTTGCCAAATATGGTAAAAAATATGTTGCCGAAAGAAATATCGGAAAAGATATGTAGCTTATGTGTGGATGAATTGCCAAAAATAACATATGGGATTGATATAAATATAAAAAATAGAATAATAAAAAAGATTGAGTGGAAAGAATGTATAATAAAAATGACACATAATTTTGTATATGAAGAAAAAGAATTAATGGAATTTGAGGATTATAAATTGATATGTAAAGAAAGTGAAAGAGAGATAAAAGATAGTCATGAATTGGTTGAATATTACATGACAATGATGAGTAAATGGACAGGAAAAGAGAAATTAGGAATAATATATAAGGAAATAAGGGAAAAAAGTTTTTTGGAATTATTGATAGGGAATGAATTTGGGAGGGGATATACGACGGATGAGACAATGGGATATTTACATATAACGTCACCGATAAGAAGGGTAGTGGATTTAATAAATAATATGTATAATAATAGAAAAAACATAGTATCGGAAGATGGAAAAAGGATGTATGAATATTGGATAAATAATGTGGAAAAAATCAATGAAATGACAAAGAGGATAAAAAAGGTAGAAAGACAAGGATATTTGTTGGAATATTTTGAGAGGAATGAAAAAAGAATATTTGAAGGAATATTGATTGAAAAAACGAAACCTGGTATAAAATATCGTGTATATTTGTATGAAATAAATAGCACATGTGATGGAATAGGGGATCCTAAAAATGAAAAAGGGGAATATGAGATATATTTATTAAAAAACGAAGAAAATGAGAAAAAAAAGATAAGATGTAAAGAAATAATAAAAGAATAATAATATATGAGTAGTAAAACAAGAAAAAAAATATTTCCGATATTGGAAAAAAAATTGGAGAATATAGGAAGTATGATTATAAATGAGGTAAAAACGAGAAATAACATAAGAAAATTTATGGGATCAAATATAAAAAAAAGGGTAAAATTTAATGGTATAAAAAGTGAAATGAAGAAAAATAAAAAATATAAATACACGCCAAAAAAAAGATGAATTTATTTATTTAATTTATGTGGTAAAAATACACATTTATAATCATTCATAATTTTATCAGAAGTAATAATTTTAGGGTTCATATTATCTTTATTAGACATCCATATTTTTACGATATTATGGCCCCCTTTTTTTGGTGAAACAGTAATACCACAAACATTGTTTATAATTTTAGGATCATTTAGAATATTGTTTCCGACTAATAAATAAATTAAGTGATTCCAAAATCCTTGAATATTTTTAGGAAAAACTTTATAAGAAAATCCGCCACCATTTTTATTTTTTGGATCTTCCCAATAAGGTTTAATTCCATCCTTCATTAAAAATAACATTGATTTTTGTATTATTGTTTCCGGAAATAATTCAGTTAGTAATAACATATCTTCAATGGATGATATTGTCATAATTTTAATATAACTATTATCATCCCATTGATTAAAATTTGGTAAATGAGCCCAAAGAATCCATTTAAATTGAATGGGATGACCATCCATATAATAATATCTAATAAAAATATTTTTAAATCCATTTTTTTGATTAAAAAAATGGATTTAAAAATAAAACAATAATGAATGAAATAATGAAATATACGAATAATGATGCATGGAATATAATTGAATTATATTACAAGGATGATTATTTGAGTAGATTAGTAAGACATCATTTGGAGTCGTATAATATATTTATAGAATACCAAATGGAAAAGACGATTGAAATGTTTAATCCAATAAAAATAGAAGGATTAGATGATGATGTATTAAAAAATAATTTAGAAATAAATTTAATATTTAATAATTTAAAATTATATCGTCCAGAAGTATATGATAAAAATGGTATAAAAAAATTAATGTTTCCGAATGAAAGTAGATTAAGAAATATGACATATACGTCACAAATGAAATTGGATTTAACGGTAATATATAAATTAAAAAAGACGAATGAAATAGTGGAGAAAAAGTTTAATGATATAAACATTGGAAAAATACCGATAATGTTGAAATCAAATTTGGATTTATTAAAACAGTATAATTATTTATTGAATGATGATTTGAATGAATGTAAATATGATCCGGGGGGATATTTTATAATAAATGGTTCGGAGAAAATAATATTGGATCAAGAAAGAGTGGCAGAAAATAAAATATATTGTTTTACAACAAATAAAAATAATACAAAGAATATGTTTGTGGCGGAAATAAATTCAATACCAGACAATATATCAATATCTCCAAAAAAGATATTGATAATGATATCAAATAAGACAAATGAATATGGATATCCGATTCATATACAGTTGCCAAAAATAAAACAGCCGATACCGGTATTTATATTATTCAAGGCATTGGGAATATTAAAGGATAAAGAAATATGTAAAATAATATTATTATCATTGGATAATAAGATATTGTTAAATAGTTTACAAGCATCTGTAATGGAGTCAAGTGAGGTAAATAGTGAAATAGATGCAATAAATTATATAATGTCTTTTGTGTCATTTAATACGGATTCATTGAATGAAACAAAAAAAGAAAAATATATAAATGATGTATTAAATACGGAATTATTTCCGCATTGTAAGACAAAAAATCAGAAAATATATTTATTGGGATATGCAATAAATAAATTAATAAATTGTAGTTTAAATTATATAGAACAAGATGATAGAGATTCTTATATAAATAAAAGAATAGATTTAACTGGAACATTATTAAATAATTTATTTAGGAATTATTTTAATAAATTTGTAAAAGATATTGAAAAATCATTATTAAAAGAGATAAAATCATTAACAATGAATAATGACATATTTAATTTAATAAATGAAGGAAATATACCAAAAATATTTAAATCAACAACAATTGAAAATGGATTAAAAAAGCCATTATCAACAGGAGATTTTAGTATTAAAAATATAAATAATAATAAAGTTGGAGTAGCACAAGTATTAAATAGGTTATCTTATATGTCAATGATAAGTCATATAAGAAAAATATCGACTCCGTCAGACAAAAGTGGAAAATTAATACCGCCAAGAAAATTACATGGAACATCTTGGGGATTTATTGGATGTTACGACACGCCAGAGGGTCATCAAGTTGGGATTGTTAAAAATCTAAGTATAATGACACATATAACTATATATTCAAATAGTGAAGTATTGTATGATTATGTAAATGATTATATTGAATCATTGGATAAAAGTATAAATAATCCGAATCATGTAAAAGTAATTATAAATGGAACATGGATTGGAATAGTGTCTGATAAAATTGATGCATATAAATTTTATTGTGAATTAAAAGAAAAAAAGATTAAAGGAATAATAAATGTGTATACGTCAATAATATTTGACTATAAAAAATTAGAAATAAGATTATGTAGTGATGCAGGAAGATTAACAAGGCCATTATTAATTGTAAAAAATCAAAAATTATTGTTAACATCAGAAATAATTTATAAAATAAGCAAAGGAGAATGTAATTGGAATAGTTTATACATGTGTGAAAATGCAGTTATTGAATATTTAGACCCAGAAGAACAATCATATAATTATATAGCAATGTTTCATCATGATTTAAAAAATGATAAAAATTATACTCATTGTGAGATACATCCAAGCACAATATTTAGTATATTGGCATCTTGTATACCGTTTCCAGAACATAATCAGTCACCAAGAAACACATATCAGTGTGCAATGACAAAACAGGCGATTGGGATATATATGTCAAATTATTTGTATAGAATGGATAAAACGTCACATGTGTTGATATATCAAACAAGGCCATTAATAGAGACAAGAATGTTGAAAATATTAAAAATGAATGAAATTCCGATGGGATATAATGTAAATTTTGCGATAATGACAATGACAGGATATAATCAGGAAGATTCATTATTGATAAATAAGGGATCGATTGACCGTGGATTGTTTCAAATATGCACATATCATACAGAAAAGGATGAAGACAAAAAAAAAATAGAAAATGTGAAAGAAATAAGGTGTCTTCCGAATTCATCGACAACAAGAGGAAAAAAATATGGAAATTATGGAAAATTAAACAAAGATGGTTATGTTGAAAATAATACATTGATTGAGAATAATGATATAATAATTGGAAAAGTGATTCAATTAAAGGATAATACAAAATACAAATTTGAAGACCAAAGTAAAAGTTACAAGACAAACGAAGAAACATTTATTGACAAAAATTATTCGAATAAAAATGGAGATGGATATCAATTTATTAAAGTTCGATTGAGAAGTATAAGAAAGCCAGTAATTGGAGATAAATTTTGTAGTCGTTCAGGACAAAAAGGAACATTGGGAAATATTATTCCAGAAGAAGACATGCCATATACACAAAATGGAACAAGACCAGATTTAATAATTAATCCTCATGCAATACCATCAAGAATGACAATTGCACAATTAAAAGAATCATTATTGGGGAAAGTATTATGCGAAATTGGAATATTGGGAGATGGAACTGCATTTGGAGATTTAACAATTGATGATATTCGTAAAAAATTATTGGATTTAAAAAAAAATATGGATGGAAATGAAATAATGTATGATGGATCTACTGGAAAACAAATTAATTCAGATATATTTATGGGAATAGTATATTATCATAGATTAAAACATATGGTTATTGATAAACAACATAGTCGATCAACTGGACAAATGGTTGCATTAACAAGACAACCAACAGAAGGAAGATCAAAACAAGGTGGGTTAAGAATTGGAGAAATGGAAAGAGATGCAATCATATCGCATGGTGCATCGTCATTTGTTAAAGACAGATTATTTGATGTTTCTGACAAATATCAAGTTTATATATGTAATAAATGTGGAATGATTGCACCATATAATAAAAAATATAATATTCATAAATGTAATTTATGTGATGATAATATTGATTTTTCATTAGTAAATATGCCATATGCTTGTAAATTAATATTTCAAGAGTTAATGACAATGAATATTTTTCCACGTGTTATTACTGAAAAATAAAATAATATCCAAAAATAAATAAAAAATATGGTGCCTTGCGAGTGTAGCGAGCATATCTTTATTTTTTATTCAATTGCGAGTATACCGAGCATATCTTTATTTTTTTATTCAATTGCGAGCGTAGCGAGCATATCTTTATTTTTTTACTCAATTGCGAGCGTAGCGATCATATCTTTATTTTTTTACTCAATTGCGAGCGTAGCGAGCATATCTTTATTTTTTATTCAATTGCGAGCGTAGCGAGCATATCTTTATTTTTTATTCAATTGCGAGCGTAGCGAGCATATCTTTATTTTTTTATTCAATTGCGAGCGTAGCGAGCATATCTTTATTTTTTTATTCAAGTTTATTTATAATTATAGCCAAGGTTCACAGACAATTTGAATAAAAAATGGTTAAAATTGTGCACAATTTGAATAAAAAATGGTTAAAATTGTGAACAAATGAATAAAAAATGGTTAAAATTGTGCACAATTTGAATAAAAAATGGTTAAAATTGTGAACAAATGAATAAAAAATGGTTAAAATTGTGCACAATTTGAATAAAAAATGGTTAAAATTGTGCACAAATGAATAAAAAATGGTTAAAATTGTGCACAATTTGAATAAAAAATGGTTAAAATTGTGAACAAATGAATAAAAAATGGTTAAGATTGTGAACAAATGAATAAAAAATGGTTAAAATTGTGCACAATTTGAATAAAGAATGGTTAAAATTGTGCACAATTTGAATAAAAAATGGTTAAAATTGTGCACAATTTGAATAAAGAATGGTTAAAATTGTGAACAAATGAATAAAAAATGGTTAAAATTGTGCACAATTTGAATAAAAAATGTGTATTTTATTTATAATCAAATGTGTTTGTGCTTGAATAAAGAATAATGAAAATAGTGGTATGGTTGGTTACAAATGAATAAAGAATGTTGAAAATAGTGGTATATGCTTGCTACGTTTGCAATTGAATAAAGAATAATAAAAATAGTGGTATATGCTCGCTACGCTTGCAATTGAATAAATAATGCCGAAAATAGTGGTATATGCTCGCTACGCTTGCAATTGAATAAAGAATATTGAAAATAGTGGTATATGCTCGCTACGCTCGCAATTGAATAAAGAATATTGAAAATAGTGGTATATGCTCGCTACGCTCGCAAATGGATAAAGAATGCCGAAAATAGTGGTATATGCTCGCTACGCTTGCAATTGAATAAAGAATATTGAAAATAGTGGTATATGCTCGCTACGCTCGCAAATGAATAAAGAATAATAAAAATAGTGGTATATGCTCGCTACACTCGCAAATGAATAAAGAATGTTGAAAATAGTGGTATATGCTCACTACGCTCGCAAATGAATAAAAAATGCCGAAAATAGTGGTATTTGCTCGCTACGCTCGCAAATGGATAAAGAATATTGAAAATAGTGGTATGGTTGGTTGCAAATGAATAAAAAAAATATTAAGGATAATGAAGATTACGGATATAATTTTGTAATTGTTGATTTTCTTTTTTTAATTGTTGTAATTCATGAATTAATAGTGGAATAATTTCTTGATAATTGACAAACAAGGTATTATCTTTATTTTTATGAACTAAATTTGGATAAATAGGTTGAATATCTTGTGCAATAAGACCAAAATGAGTATGTTTATTTTGTTCAGAATTATATTGAAATTGGACAGGTTTAAGTTGGTATATTTTATTGGAATCGGACAAAGAAATTGGTATAATATTATTTTTAATATTTTGGTCGGATCCGGTGAAATAAGTTCCATAATTATTATAAAAACTTCCTCCGATGAATAAATTACCTGGAAAATAGATATCAATATCCATAATTGTGGTCAATACTTTTTCACCGAATAAATAGGCATATTTAAAAAAAGAGCCACCGCCACCGGCTAAACTGGATTGAACAAAATTTTTAATATAAGATGTATTATTTGGTTGTCTTCCGTTATAATTTATGGATGTTGCCATTATTATATTATAATAAATCAAAAACTTGGCGTGTTTTACAAATATTTTTTTTTGAATACATTATTTTTGTTAATTCATCCATTTTTAATTTAACAATGACAATATACAATGTTCTATTATTTATAAAATTATATTTTAATATTTCTGATCCAATAGCTATTAAATTTCTTGGCAATAATAAACATTTATAATTTTTTGTATTTTTATTTAATCTGTCAACAACAAAATAAGGAATTCCGTCTTCCAATATATATTGAATTATAATAGGATTATTATCATGCAATATTTCATATCCAATACATTCTTTATAATCATAATTTAAAATTAAAAAGGTTTTTATTATTTGTTCACGAATATTATTATATACATCATATCCATAAATCATACTTTTATAATTTAAATAAACTGATTGAAATCCTAATAATGAGTTTTCGGATATAAATGTATTTTTAAACATTGTATCCATTTCATAGATAATATTATGTAAAGTGACATAATCATTTGGACTAATTAAATTGCGTATAGGAGAAAGTATTTTGGATATAGTTGAATTAAGGTTGCTAATAATAAAAATGCCGGATTTAATTAAATAATAAAATTTGGAATAAATTTGTGAATTGGTTAAAAAAGTGTCGATGGAAATATTTCTGTCATTATTCAAGTAAGTAAAAATGATTTTATCTGAATCTTTATTTTGTTCGTGATTAATATATGATAATATTTTTGTAATATTTGGTAAAGTTATAATTTTATTTAAATAATGATTGTTTAAAGATAAATGATGTGTCAATGGAAAATTTGACAAATTAATATTTGGAATATTTTTAAATTCAATTTTATTATTGTATATTGTTGTTAATGCATTATTATAATTATATTCATTATCATCAATTACTTCATTATATTTTAATAAGTCGTATGTGTATTCATAAATAGTGTCTAAAATTTTAAGGGGTAAATTTAATGATATTGGTTTTGGTAAATACAATGATATAATAAATGGGTCATTAATTTTTTTAGAAAGTGGTTGATTACTTTTATTTTTCAAGTAAATAAAATCGGTAATTTGGGTAATATCGTATCCATTTGGATTATAATCAACATAAAGTTTATTTATTACATCAATATTATTTATTTTTTTAAAATAAAATTCTTGATTATTTTTATCATTTAAAATAATATCAAACAAGTGTTTTGAAATTAAATCAATATTATTATTATTTGCATTTAAAATGTCATGATTAATAAGTGTTAATTTTAATAATGAAACAAAACATTCATTTGTTTGCATTGTATTTCTAAAATTTAAATGATTGTCATTTGAATAAACACATTTATAAAAATAGTCATTATTTGTAATATAATTTAAAATATCTTGTCTTCTAATACAAATGGGAATATTATCATTAAAATAAAAAGCGATATTATTTGATTTATCTTTATTTAAAAATTGTGAGACATCTAATTTAACTAATTCAAGTGGATTATATCCTATTTTTAGTTTTTTTTTATCGGATAATTTCATGTCAAGTAATTTTTTATCCCAATCATATTTAGAATTATAAATATCAACACTGTTGTATTTTGAGCCAACAGATTTTACTGATTTAAATTCTGGAGAAGGTGTATTATTAACATTTGAAAATCCACCATTTTTACGTATTTTTTTATACATATAATATAATGTTATATAAAATATGAGTAGGTTTAATGTTAATCAAGAACATTCTTTACAACCCAATTCACAGGAATACATGTATCAAAAAAAATATGTGTCAATACATTCGGAAGATAGAGATCAAATAAAGTTTCCAAATTCTTCAGAATTTGAGATAGAATTGCCACAAGATTATTTAAATGTGCAATCTGTAAAATTAAGTTCTTGGACATTTCCGGCAAATTATAGTGTATTTTCAGCAAATCAAAATAATTTACAAATGTCTTTTAGAATATCGGATCCTTATTCTCCTCAATCAAACTCATATTATGAACAATTGCAAGATGTTATTTACCAAGGATTAATTGCACATATACAAAGTGATTTTATAATCACAATTGAAGAAGGTTTTTATACACCCGAACAAATGGCAACTGAATTAACAAATACAATGAATTATGTTGTAACAAACTATTTGGATACATTTATACAAAATTATGATTTAACGAATAATACAAATGTATATTCGGATTTTTCTGGATATTCGGAATTTGTAGTTGCATATAATTTTGTGAATCAAAAATTATGGTTTGGTAATAAAAGTTCAGAATTTATATTGACAAATGATTCCGATTTATATTATAAACAAGATATATTATTAACATGTCCAGTTAATAAATTACCGGAATTTTCGAATTGGGGATTACCGGCATATTTAGGATTTACAAGAAATCCGATAACATCGACAGAAATACCAAATGGAACACAGTCAAGATTTTATTATGGGGATCATGTTACTGGAGATTCAGGATATTGGTTACCATTATCATCATTACCCGGTGCAAATTCATATATTATAAAAGCAGAATTAAAAATTAATTTAATGGGACCGGCATATTTTTATATGGAAATTCACGGAATGAATAACATTGATGAAACTGCGCCATATAATGTATCCCCATTTACATCACATACAAATGAAACAAATGGAATTGTTAATTCATCTTTTGCAAAAATTGCCATACCAACCACTCCAATATCACAATGGTTTGATAATAATATTGACAGTTATATGTTGTATAATCCACCAGCAGAAAGAATAAGAAGATTACGTTTTCGTTTAAGATATCATAATGGATTATTGGTTAATTTTGGTAATTTTGAATATTCAATAATGTTGGAATTGGGTATTTTATTGCCACAAAAAAAAGTAGAAAAATACGTTTATGTTCCAGAAACAGTTGCATTTGGATAAAAAAATTGAAATAAAAAAATTATAAACAAGAATTAAAGTTATGTTGTCAAAATTTGCAGATGATAATAACAAATCAAGATCATCAGATTCTGATTTAAGTTTTAGTTCAGACTCTAGTATATCATCTGATTCAAAATCTAGTATGTTGTCCAATTCAAAATCTAGTATGTCATCTGATTCAAAATCTACAATGTTGTCCAATTCAATATATAGTATATCATCTGATTCAAAATCTAGTATGTTATCTGATTCAAAATCAAGTATTGTATCCAATTTAAAATCAAAATCTACAATGTTGTCAAATTCAGAGTCAAAATTAAAGTATGAATCAGAATCTGAATCAATGTCAAGTATAACGTCGTCGTCTTATTTAGAATATAAAAAAAAAGAAAAAATATTAAAAGATAAAATAAATAATGATAAGACAAAAATACATTATAAAATATTGAAAATAAAAAATAAAATTTTAAAAAAAAATAATAAACTTTTAAAAAAAAATAATAAATTAAATTGTGAATTATTAAAAAAAGATTATAAAATATTGGAAATAAAAAATAATAATGAATCATTAATGGATGAAAATAAAAGATTAAAAGACGAAAATATGGATATAAAAATGGCTATATATTATAATAGTTTGTTATTAATCTTTGTTTTAACCATAATATTTTGTTCATTTAATTAATGCAGTAATTTATATTTTTTTTAAAAAAATAAAAATATAAATTTAAGTATATGTCAACAAATATGTCATTAGAACTAACAAAATTTGACATGAGAAAAATAAAGTTTCAAGAAAATGATTTAAATGGAAATACAAGTAAAGGGCCAGTAATTGTATTGATAGGAAAAAGAGATACTGGAAAATCCGTATTGATAAAAGATATATTATTTCATCATAAGAATATTCCAATAGGAACAGTTATATCGGGAACAGAAATGGGAAATGGATTTTATTCAGAAATTGTTCCAAAAATATTTATACATCATGAATATAATACTGGAATTATAGAAAATGTATTAAAAAGACAGAGAATGGTATTGAAACAAAATAAACAATTGAATCAACAACGACAAGATCCAAGAACTTTTGCAATATTGGATGATTGTTTGTATGATGATAAATGGAGTAGAGATAAATTAATGAGATTATTGTTTATGAATGGACGTCATTGGAAAATAATGTTGGTAATATCAATGCAATATCCTTTGGGAATTCCGCCAGTTTTAAGAACAAATATTGATTTTGTGTTTATATTGCGTGAAAATATAAGAAAAAACAGGGAAAAAATTTATGATAATTATGCTGGAATGTTTCCGACATTTGAATGTTTTAATCAAATAATGGACAAATGCACAGAAAATTTTGAATGTTTGGTGATTGATAATACAGTAAAATCAAATAGATTACAAGACCAAGTTTATTGGTATAAAGCAAATTTATATGGAGATTTTAAAATGGGAAGTAAAGAGTTTTGGGAATTATCAAAACATTTAAAGGATGATGATGAAGAAATGTATGATTCAAGTAAAATTAGAAAAAAAAGTCAGGGACCATTGATAAATGTAGTAAAAAAGAATAATTAAATATGAGTCATTTTTTTAAAAAAAATGACTTTAAAAAAAATAGTGTATATACAAAAAATGGAGAATAAATTAAATGAGATTGAAAATAAATTAAAAGAGATTGAAAATAATTTTAATAAACATGGCAATAAATTAAATGAACATGACAATAAAATAAATGAAATTGACAATAAATTAAATAAATATGGCAATATATTAAATGGACATGACAATATATTAAATGAGATTTACAAAGAAATAAATAAACATGACAATAAATTAAATGATATTTACAAAGAAATAAATAAAAATAGAAATAGAAATAAAAATAGAAATAGAAATGATGTTGATGTTGAAAAACCTTGTAAAAGATCAAAAGAAGAATTGGATCAATCAAAGATAATGTTGCATAATTTGTCGGTATTTTATGAGATTGATTTAAATAAAATAATTAATAAATAATCAATTTTTCACCTATTTTTTTAGAAAAATTGATTATTTAAAAAAGAATAAAGTAATTTAAAATAAAAATGGAAAATAACAGACAACATATTGAGCGTAAGGATATATACAATTTTGATACCAAAGGATTATTGGTAATAAATATATTAAATAATAGTTTATTAGAAAAGAAAAAGGATGTAATATATGAAATAGATAAAAGCAAATATTTAATATTAAATAGAGTAAATGACTGTTGTAAAGGACGGGATTATTACAAGGGGGAAGTAGTATCATTACACAAAAAACAATTTGGAAGATATAGTTACGTATTAGATAATCCGTTTAATATAGTTGGAGGAGCAACTGATGGAAGAATAGTAGATTATGATCCAGACGGAATATTAAGTAATATTATAAATTGTTTATCAACAGATATTGTATTTAAAAAAATTCATAGAGAAATAAAAGCAGATAATAAGGATGAATTTATAGCATTATTGATGGCAATAATTGCCCCAGAATATTTTGCAAAACACTATGCCAAAAGAAACTGTGTTAAAAGATGTAATTAAAATATATTACATTTTTTTTATTAAATAACAAAATTATAATAATTGGAAGAAATTTGTCGATTAGCATAAGACAATTCTGGATTTTGTGGGTCAGGGTCATTGACAACAACTGGAATAAATCGTAAAGATTCTGGTTTTAAAACAAAGGCGTAACCTTTTTCGTCAAAAAACATTTCATTTTCTTCAAGATTAGTATCAAAAACAGTGTATCTCATGGCAATAAATTGACATCCAGTTTGACGAATAACAATTGAATTGGGATTATCGGGAGAAGACCCCGAGTTTGGCATAGCAAAGGTCATATATTTTTTATTAAATTCGGTTAATTCATTAATATCTGGATTATATTGGATTTGATTATAATGCAAGTCTCTCATAAAAATAGAATTTGAAGTAATATTAACGTATTCATAAAATTCTTGGCATTCTAAAAAGGATGTGTTTGATTTATCAACAATAATTATAATTTTATTACATAAATCTAATAGGGGAACATTGCCTAAATTTTCGCCATAATATTCAAAACTATATTTATTGCCCAAAAGAATTGAATCGTATTGTTTTAAAATGGATGCAAAATTTTGATACATTTTCAAGTTGGAAGTTTTAAATCTAAAATGAAGAAATAATGGGTCAGTAGGATTAGGGCATGTGCTATTTGTGAATGCATAATTTTGCAAAGTTTTCAAGACTTCACTAAATGGTATTTGATTATAGGTTTCTTTAATAAAAAAGTTTGAAGATGAAGTAGAACTGGAAACGACTGGTAAATTATCGATGGAAAATATTTCAAAATCGAGGGCTCTGACTCCTTGTTTTAAAATATTTTTTAAAATACACAAATCAACAAAATCATTTTTATAATTTCCGCCATTACAACAATTATATGCGCCTTTAATATAATAATCTTTTAATGTATGTTTACAATCATCATCAGAAGATTGAATAGATCTAAGACTTCCATTTAAAGATGAATAAAGAGAATTATTATTATTACATTCTCTTTTTTTCATACTTGACAAGTAAATAAAATAAATGATATAATATAAAATAAATATAAAACACAAAACTGCAAATAAAATATTAATAATTGCATCATCCATTTTATATTTATTAAAAGTTTTTATTTTTAATAATATATGAAGAAACAAATAATATTATTAATAATTTTAATTATAATGATAATAATAGGAATAAAAACAAAAGAAAGTTTTCAAGCATTATTGTCAAAAAAAGTATATCCACATAATGATGTAAAACATCCAACGGCGTCATTTGATGATGGAATAAAAAGAAATTATTTAACGGATGATAATCAGGATAAAATATGGTGGCATTATCCGGAATTACCATTGACAAATTATAAACAAGAAACAAATAATATACGTTATCCAAAAAATCCAGACAATGGCACATGTATTCGTTCAGAATTTTGTGGCGCATTTTATAAAGATGATCCAAATCCAAAATCAAATATAATATATCCATTAAAACCATTAGGAGTAGTGCCAAATAATAAAATAAGAGTGGGGTATTTTTATTCATATCCAAATTTATTGGATTATGGAATAAATAATGATACAAATGAGGGAACAAATAAAAATATATTATATTAATGTTTCATTTTTATTTTCGGTTGATGTAATATAATGATTTTGTTGAGTATAGATGTTGGATTAAAGAATTTATCATATTGTTTATTTGATGATAAACAAAAAATAAAAGAATGGAAAATAATAAATATAATGGATAATGAGGTTGAAAACAAATGTAATTATATAAAAAAGGATAAAAAAGAATGTAATAAGACGGCAAAATATTTGGATAAATTGGCGGATAATTATTATTGTCAGTGTTGTTTAACAAAAATTGGATTAATGACAAAAAAAAATGATTTCAAGGGATTATCAAAAAAAACGGTAATTGAATTAAAAAATATTGGAAAAAAATATGATATTGAAATAAAGATGGAAAAAAAGAAGGAAATATTGGACATATTGAATGAATATAATAAAAAAATGGGAATAATTGATGTTAAAAAAAGAAAATATAAATTAGATTTTATAGAAATTGGCAAAAATATAAGAAATTATTTTGATTTAAAAATGTTTAGTGTTACACATGTAATTATAGAAGATCAAATGACGTCAAAAATGAAACAGGTGCAATGTTTATTGGCACAATATTTTATAACAAAAAAAAAGGAAACAGTTGTTGAATTTATTAATCCGAGTAATAAATTAAAGAATTATGATACAGATAATTCGTCTTATAAAAAAAGAAAAAATAATGCCATTTCAATATGTGAGACATATTTTTTGGATTATGAAAAAGAATGGAAAACTATTTTGGACAAGGAAAAAAAGAAGGATGATTTATGTGACTGTTTTTTACAAGGCAAATGGTATATGGAAAAAAAATGAAATATTTTTTTAAAAATGATTAATTAAAATAATGTCAGAAGACAATTATTATTATACTATTGATTTTGGCATAAATTTTGCATCTGATAAATATTATAATAATAAACAAATTGATCAAATAATAAATGAATCATATAGTAAGGGTGTTGATAAAATAATAAGTATATCAAATAATTACAGGGAATGTTTAAGAAATATTGAATTATCAAAAAAATATGACATGTTGTATTTTACATTGGGAATTCATCCAAACAATGCACGAAATTTTAGGGAAACTGATATAATGTTTATAAAAAATAATTTAAAAAATGCCAAATGTTTTGGAATTGGAGAATTTGGATTGGATTATAATAGAATGTTTTCTGCAAAAGATATTCAAATTATTGTATTTAAAAAACAATTACATTTGGCAAAAGAATGTAATGCAAAAATGTATTTACATTGTAGAGACGCACATTTTGATTTTGTAAGAATATTAAAAGAAATTGGTTATTATAATGGATTAGTTCATTGTTTTAGTGGAAATACTACAGAAGCATTAGAATTAATTAATTTAGGATTAAAATTAGGAATAACTGGTTTATTATTAAATAAAAAAAGAAATATGGATTTAATAAAAGTAATTGAAAATATTGATTTATCAAACATTGTTATTGAAACAGATGGACCATTTTTTGGAATTTATCCAAATAAAAATTCTCATCCAGCAGATACTGAAAGAATTGTTAGAAAAATTGCACAAATAAAAAAAATAAATGAAGTAGATGTTGGAAAACAGTTGTATGATAATGCAAATAGTCTATTACAAAAATAAAAAATCGGATATTTTTTTTATAAAAATATAATGTAAACATGTCTGGATATTATAAAAGATATGGAGGAAAACAATACAATGCAAAAAATAATTATGTATCAAATAATCAACAAAATTCTTCTTTTTTTAATATTACATCATTATCTGGACAAAAAAATACAAAAGAAATATTTGACAGTCATATTGATTTAAATAATAATTCAATTTTAAATGTTCAGAACATTTATTTTTCCGACGGAACAGTTTTACCATCCACTTCAACCCAAAGTGGGCAAACTGGGCCAACCGGGCCAACAGGGGATTCAATGACAGGCCCGACTGGACCATCAAGTGAATCAAATACAGGACCAACAGGGCCATCTGGAGATTCAATAACAGGACCAACAGGGCCATCTGGAGATTCAATAACAGGACCGACAGGGCCATCTGGAGATTCAATGACAGGACCAACAGGGCCATCTGGAGATTCAATAACAGGACCAACAGGGCCAACAGGAACATTTAGCTCAGATGCAATATTTAATACAATAACAGTATTAGGAACAGGAAATATAAATAATTTATCGACAACTGGAACATTATATTTTAATTCAGATAGTAGTCAAATATTACCAACAGGAACAACAACAGAAAATTCGGGACTTGAATTATATTGGAATAGTTATAGTAATGGTGCTGGAACTACTGATTTTTTAAATGATGCACAAGATGGACAAGGTGGATTTACATTTAATACAAGGAATTCATCAACTGGTTCAAATAATCTTGCAACATTATATTCAAGTGGTTTAACATTAAGTAGTGGAATATATTTGAATGGATTGGCTCAACAATCATTGACAGGAAATAATATATCATTTGGGAATAACAATCTTAATTCAAATACAACTGGAACAGGAAATACGGCAATAGGATATCAGTCATTATATACAAATACAACAGGATTTAATAATGTTGCGGAAGGATATCAGTCATTGTATTCAAACACGGGCGGAACTGGGAATACGGCAATAGGATATCAGTCAATGTATACAAATACAATAGGAAATGATAATACAGCAATAGGATATCAATCTCTTTATTCAAATACCACTGGATTTACAAATTGTTCTGCCGGTAAAGATTCGCTTTATTTTAATACAATTGGAACAGGAAATAATGCCTTTGGGTTTGCATCATTATATAAAAATACTTCTGGAAATGATAATTCTGCATTTGGATATGGTGCATTACATGAAACAACTAATGGCAATCAAAACAATGCATTTGGTAATTATTCAATGTATCAAAATATATCTGGAATAAATAATTGTTCATTTGGTGCCTACAGTTTACATCAAAATACTGGAGGAACTGGAAATAATGCATTGGGTAATTTTGCAATGTATCAAAATAATGGGTCTTATAATAATGCATTTGGTTATAAATCTCTTTATTCAACTACGACTGGAACAGGAAATAATGGAATGGGGTTTAATGCATTGTATACAAATGATATTGGATTTAACAATGTTGGAATAGGGGATAAGTCTGGATATTCATTATTATCTGGAAATTATAATACATTTGTAGGTGCAAATTCTGGATATTCGCAATCATCTGGAAGTAATAATACATTTATTGGAAACAATTCGGGAACAGGTGCAACTGGAAATAATTTAACAAATATAACATGTCTTGGTGCAAATTCTCCAGCAATAGTATCAAATTCGGTTGTATTAGGAAATTCATCAATACAATATTTGTATTCTTATCAGTCACTAACAAATTTATCGGATAAAAGGGATAAAATAAATATATGTAAAAGTGATTTGGGGTTAAATTTAATATTAAATTTAAACCCGGTAAATTATAATTTAAAACCAAGAGATGCAAAAGAGTATTCAGATAAAATACATCATGGTTTAATAGCACAAGAATTGGAAGAAACAATAAATAAAATGGGAATAAAATTTGGTGGATTTGTGGAATTTAAAAATAGAGAATTATTGGCAATAAATTATCAGGAATTAATTGCCCCAATAATAAAATCGATACAAGAATTAAATAAAAAAATAAATGGAATATTTATAATTTTATTAATTTTACAATTTCTACTGCAACTAATGCCCCACATATTTCGACAATAATATAAAAAAATAAATCATTTTGTGATATTTTATTCATATGAAAGAATGCAATAGCAACTGCTGGATTAAAACAACAGTCAGATACTCCTTCAAAAATAAAAACACAAATTGCCAATATAAGTCCAATAGCAAAATAATTTCCAGTTTTAATAATAACAAATGTCAATAATAATGTTCCAATGAATTCGGCAAAATATTTATGCATTTATATATATAATATGACAAAGAAAAAAAACATTAAAAAAGGTGGAGGATTATGGGATTGGTGGACAAATAAAAATCCAGTGTCAACAGAAACGGACAAGGAAAAAAAAAATTGGTGGGATAATTTAAAAGGGTTTTGGGGTGATAAAAAAAATGAAGTCCAACCAAAACAAAATTTAGGCGAAAATATTCCTACTCCTGCTCCCGCTCCCGTTCAACAACCACCACCACAAACATTAAATTCATCAATTAGTGGTGGTAAAAAAAGAAAAAAAAGAAAAACAATTAGAAAAAAAAGAGGAGGCAACTATAAAACAGTTCATCATAGTAATATGGCAAAACCAACTTATTGGTTAAATTAATTTTTCTATTTTTTCAAAAATTGTGATACTAATATCACAACTTTTTCTAATATGTTGAGTTATTATATCATTTCCAACATTTATTTTAAATCCAATTTGCAATGTTCCAAATGAATTATGTGGATGTGTTAATTTAAATGAAGAAACAGTTATAATATCTCCGACTTTATTTAATAAAACATAATTAATTATATTACCAATGGTATAATTGATTCCTTCTAATTCAATATTATAACAATTTTCAATTGTTGAATTAGCCATTTTTATATTGAGTTCAATTTCCTTAATTTTTGATAAATCAGAAATTATTTTTTTACAAGATAATCTAAATAAATCTTCATTTGTAAATTTTGAACAAGTTTTTATCTTAAAATCAAATGAATTTGGCAAAAAATATCTGTTTTTTGTTAAAAATTCCCAATTTTTTAAATTTTCCTTATTTTTTTCCTTGTCTTTTTCTTTTTCTTTTTCCTTTTCTTTTTGTATCTTTTCTTGATTTTTTATTTCAATTGGATCAAGGGTGTTTGTAAAATAACAATCATTGGCAACATTAAATGATGAATCACGCGATGCTGATACGATTGATAATGATGCATTTAATTTTAATTTTTCTCCGTCAATATTTCCCATTTTTGGTCTTAATGGAATTAAATCAATAAAATATTTTTTTCCATTTGGTGCATACCATGGAGGAAATATTTTTTCTACAGAACTACTATTTAAATATTTATTTTCAGTTGTATCTAATATTTTAAAATGTTGAGTAGTAATATAATACAAGTCATCTGTTTTGTTATCTTCATCAATTTCAATAATATATTTGTGATAATTATCTTTTGTTAGTTCATGAATAGGAATTAAACTAAGACGATGAGAAATAATTTCGTTATTTATTCTAGATGTATTTAATGAAATATTAACATTATTTTCATTATGAGGTGCAGAAATTATTCCAATTGTTTCAATTCCAGAGATTATGGTTCTTCTAATGGCATTTGCAAAAGATACGTCAATATTTTTAATGGTGAATTCCAATGTTTCATTTTTTGTTTTTTTATCATAAATTATTGGTTCCATTATTATTGTTATATATTAATATTTAATTTCATTTTTTTTATATTTAATCAATATAAATGATTATTATATTAATCGGAATATTTATTTTTATTTTATTTTATTTATTAGTTTCAAGTCCGGTTGAGACATCGTCATCTGATGTATTTGGATTAAATATTTTATTCTTTTTTATTTTTATTGCGTTTTTTTTTCTTTTTTTGTTTATTAAATCAAAAAATCCGGAAATAGTCCAAAATTTTCCAACTGTATTTGCAAAAATAAATGACATATTTTCAAATAAACCAGAAATTAATGTATCTATCGAAAACAAAAATGTTGTGTATCCCAAAAAACAAGTATTTAATATTCCAGAACAAAATTTTAATTATCAAGATGCACAAACTATTTGTAAAGCATTTGATTCACAGTTAGCCACTGTTGAACAAGTAAATGATGCGTATAAAGATGGTGCAGATTGGTGTAATATGGGATGGAGTGATAATCAATTAGGTTTATATCCTACTCAACAATCGACTTATGACAAATTACAAACAATTCCCGGGCATGAACATGATTGTGGGATTCCTGGTGTAAATGGAGGATATATAAGTAATAGTGAAACAAAATTAGGTGTTAATTGTTTTGGTATTAAACCAGAAATTGACGATGTTGAAAAAAACATTATGGAAAATGTTCCATTTTATCCCAAAACGGTGGATGAAGAAAAAATGGAAGAAAAAATTGATTATTGGAAAAAAAATTTAGATAAAATAATTTTATCACCGTTTAATCATTATTCTTGGTCTAAATTATAATTCTTCATATTTTCTTTTTTTATTTTTATTTTTTTGTTTTAATAATATTATGGTTGATAATTTTTCTTGGTATAATGAATTATTTTTTGAAATTAAATTATTTAAATTTAAATTATTTATATCTTCAATACCTAATACAGACATTGATAATTCAATGCCATCATCATCAACCAATGAATTATTGTTGTTTTTTAATAATATTGTCGCAGCCAATTTTTTTTGAACAGGCAAATTATTATTTAAAACTATTTTATTTAAATTAATTTCACTAATTTTTTTAATGCCTAAAACTATCATTGATAATTCAATAATATCTTCTTTTAATGACGAATTATTTTTATCATTATTCATTATTTATTATATATAATTATTTTATTGAAATCAATTTTTTTCAAAAAAATATAAATTGTTTTATTTTTCATTATAATTTATAAAATCTGTATCCCAATTATTATCTTTAATATTATCTTTTGATTTATTATTATTATAAAATAAAACCGTATTTTTTTCATGAATTGATACAACATTTTTTAGATAATCTGTCGGTTTACTAAAAAATCGAAAATTATTACTTTTTTTTTTATTCAATAAAATATTGTATGCTAATTTTTTATTTTTGTCATATTCTAATTTACTTTTCATTTCTAATTCAGGAATATTCATGCCATTATATTCAGACTCGGATATATTCAAAAGTGACAAGGCTAATTCAAATGATGAATCAATATTGGTGTTATAATTATCAAAATAATCTTTATCAATTAAACTCATTATATTATATATATTTAATAAAAAAATAAATCAATTTTTCGTAAAATAAAAATAAAGTAAATAAAAGATAAATAAACAAAAAATAATAAAATAAATCCCCATCTTTCTTTTTGGGGTTTTTCACCAGTTAATATAAAAAAAGTAATTAATTTATCGGAAAAATTAGGATATACTTTTCTTATAAATATCGAATTTTCATTTTTATTTGATAAAATATAATCAATTTCATATTGACTATTATTTTCAAATATATATGGACTTGTTGTTGAACTCATTTTATCCCAATTACATAATGTGCTTGATACATTTATTATTTTATTTCTAGATAATTCACCCAATTCTAAATAAGTTTCCAACATAATGGCAAATATACTTTCATTTGCTAATCCGCCTTTACAAATTAATAAATATAAATGATGATAATCAATCATAAATTGAAGACATTTACAAACATGATATCGACATAAAATAAACCAAGGATCATTTGATAAATGAAATCTTTTATTTAAATGTTTTAAATTAGCTCTTTTATGTAAATCAATATTCCAATAAGCAGGTTTCCATTTAAAATAGCTTTTTTGTGAATTGGATAAAAATAAATGTCTAAATTGTTCAGGTGAAATTAATGGACAACAAGATTCTGTTAAAAAACAGAACCATTCATTATGTTTATCATGCATATATGCAAAAGACATTAAGGACATGTAGGCAGGAACAACATTAAAATATTCCGTTTTTTGTAAATATTTTTCGGGCATTGAATATTTTTTTATCCAATCTGATTTTATTTTATTATATTCGTCATAATGAAAATAAATATTAATAATGTCTTTATTATATTCAATCCAATTACGCCAAATATGTTCTTTGTATAAAACATGTTTTTTTCCAATAATAAAACATAATGCAATTTTTGCAGTCATTTATTATAATTTTATTTATAATAAATCATTATTAAACGACTCCTTTTTTTTTCATTTCTTCCAATTCTAATCCACATCTTTTGAAAAAATTATCCAATTGTGTTAAATCAGAACCAGTAATTGAAAAATTTGGTGCAATATTAGTATTTCCCTTTAAATAACACATTATAACTGGAATTCCGTTTGTCATTTTTCTCGCTTTCATAAAAGAATATAAATCAAATGATTCATCGACATCAATATCACAACAAATTACTTCATTTGGAGAAGTTGCAAAAAAAGATTCCAAATATGGTTGTATTGTTTTACATGGTTTGCACCAAGTTGCCCCAAATTTAATAATTATTAATCCAGGATTTTTTGGCAATAATTGAAAAAAATCATTTCTATTTTCAAATGATGTTATTATTTGTTTTTCATACATATATATAAAATTATAAAATAAAATAAATACAATTATAAACACATAATTATTATTGATGAGTAAGCATATGTTTTCTACAACAAATATTTATAATATCTAAATCATCCAATAATTTTCCTTCAACCGTTTTTTCAACTGTTTCCTTTGTCAAATATTCCGTTTTTTTTAAATCCTTTTTTTGTTCCAATAATTGTTCACAATAATATTGATATTTTTGAGATAATACATTACCACATGTAAAACATTTTATTGGAAATAATCTATCTGGATTAAATGACATATTTATATTATTAATATTTTTTTTTTAAATCAATTTTTTATAAAAAAAATGTAACTAAAAATATTTAAAACACAAATTTCGTTTATTTGCAACCAAATTAGGATACATTTCATTCATATATCTAATTTCATCATTATAATATTTTAAACATATTTTTCCTTCATATAAATCATTTGTTAATAATTCAATTAATCTACAATAATTATAATATAAATTATCTTTATTAAGATAAATGGTAATATCTGATATTTCATAATAAATGGAAGAATTTAGATAAACTGGTAATATTTTGACGTCGATTAATAAAATATATTTTGATGATTTTGATAATAATGACACTAATTTATTTAATGTTTTACTTTTATAAATTTCATCTCCCAATATTAATAAAAAATTACAATAATTTTCATCAATAAAATCATCCAATTCAATATATTTGCATTTATTTATTTTATATTTATAATAAATTGTAGTAAAATAATGTGATATATTTTCTATTTCTGAATATTTTTGAATCATTTTGTTGATAATTATATGATTATTATTGCCACAAATTATATTTAATCTTTGCATTTTTTCTTTCGTTTTATAAAAAAATAAATCATTTTTTTTAGAAATTAATTAGTTATTTTTTAAATTTTCATAAACTAAAAATCTATTATTATAATTTATTATTTCCAAAGTATAAAATTTTTTATCAGTATAAAATTTATGAGATAAATTAAATATATTTCCATTATAATTGCAATGTAATATTAAAATACTTTCATAATATACAAAACATTTATGACCAGGTTTCCAATAATAAATATTATTGGAATAATTTAATAAATCCATTTTATGATCATTTAAAATAATATTATCAAATTTAAATGTTGTTTTAATAATTAATTTTTTATTAATTTCATTTGACATGAATCTTTTGTAATTATTATATATTTTTGGTAAAATCATTTTTTTTAATTTATTTATTTAAAAATTTTAAATCAATTTTTTTTTACAAAAATAAATACTATATTTTACTAAATCATTTTTATTTTCATAAACATATTCTTCATTTTCTTTTTCATTTTCAAAAAATAAAATATCATTGTCAAATTCATGTTTTAAAAAATTATTCGACACAATATAATTTATTGACATTTCCTTCAACACCATTAATTCATTTAAATTTGGATTTAATTTATTTTCTTTATACAATTTATTTAATTTATCCCAAAAAATGACCGAATCATTAATAAAACAAATACCTAAATAATTATTAAATGACGCATTTATATTTGTATGAATATAATTTGAATTCAAATCATAACATATTGGATTAAGAATAACATCTGAATTATATATAAAAAACGGATTATTATTCATTTCTTTATGAATTTGTAATAAAGTATGTGCAATACTTGAACTAACACTTTGATAATTATCAATTTGTATAAAATTAAAATTTCTGTTTTCAAAATAAAACAAGATAAAATCCTGAATTATTCGGGATTCATTAGTATCATAAATAGGAATCCAAAAAGTGGTGTCATTTGATGGAAAATATTCAATAATGTTTTTTTGTAAATATGATTTCATAAAAAAAATAACATTCATTTATATGTTATATTATTTTTTTTATAAAAAATTGAAATATTTTTATTTATTAAAATAACTAAAATAATGACAAATAATATATATGAATTACACCGACCAAAAAGAAAAATAAGACAAACTTTTTGTAAAAAATAAAAATTTTGTTATTTTCTCTTCGGTGATGTAAAAGCACCCTATCCATTTTCTATGGTAGAAAATCTTGGGCTTGTATCACATTTCACGGCTTTTAGCGGTTGGATACTTTTATTATTGTATTCTCTTCTATATTTTTCAGGTCTTTCTCCTGTTTCCATATAACAATTGAATACTTTTTGGATATTTTTACATCCATTCTTATCACGATTGATACACCCCTTCCTATTATTTTCCATTTGATATGTTAGGATAGAATGTATCTTTCGTTCTTTCTCTTTTGGGTCTTTCTTAAATTTCAAATACAGATTTTCACATACTTCTTCAGTTTTATATGATAAACAAGATGTTCTAAACTCATCTATATTATATACCTTAAAATATTTTTGTAATTTCCTTTTTAGTGTTAAATTTGGTGTGGATATGAAATTTCTCATTTGTTTTCCAATACTCCAATCACCTATGATAATAATATGTTTTTTGCTATATTTCTTCGCTATTTTATTTATCATATTGTCTTCTGTTCGTTTCTTGTTGATATAACTATACCATTTGTATTTACGAAATTTATGTTCTTGATATAAAGGAACTAATTTTTCATTTGCCTTTATTTTTTCAGTAATATATTCTTGGAATTTTTCTATATTACAGGTTTTAGAGTTATATTTATTTAATCCTTCTTCTATTTTAGTAATACCAATTTTGTCTTTGTGATTTTTAAGTAATGATTGATATTTTAATCTTTTTGTTTCTTTCAAATACATTTTGTTAGTATAAGAAAAATAATTTCCTTCATCATCCATCATAGAAAATAAACTTCTTTTTCCAGGATCACAAAATATATGTTTTCCTTCTAAAATTTCCTTTGAAACTTCGTCAATATACGGAAATTCAAAATTTTCTTGTTTTTCTTCCTTCTTTAATTTTTTAGGTTTATCTTTATTATCTAATTGTTTCTGTTTTGCTTGTTCCTTTTGCAGAATTATCTTTTCTTTTTTAATTTTATCTTTTTGTTCTTTGGTTAATCCTTGCAATGCTTTTTTACCTGCTTTTTTCTTATTTTTTTTAGATTGTTCTTCTTCTACAAAATATTTATGTAAAAATCTCAACGAAGTAGCATATCCATCCGTTATAATGGTAGAATCAAATACATAATTCTTTTTTGTTTGTGTTATATTGAAAAATGTGTTCCAAATAAATTCTTTGTTTTGTTCCAAACAATTATATAAATCTGCTTTTGTTTTGTTTTTTGGTTCTCCCTTATTTTTTCCTGTTTGTATTTCAGTTGTTTCAGTAATCCAAACATCTAATAATGTTTGGTGTTTTTCAGTATTTACAAATAATTCCACTAATGCTTTTGTGTCTACTTGAATATGTCTTGGTATAGCGTTGGTTTGTATAGGAAAAAACTGGAAAGATTTTCTTTCTATTTTTTCTAATTCTAAACATATAAAAATCATATGTTTTAAATACTTATAAGGTGTAATTTTAATATCATAGTAATAACTGGTATCAAATGTTTCAGGAACAATCTTATAACGATATTCTTTTAACCAACTATGATATTTTTCATTACAAGTAAGAGTATTATTGAGTATATCATTTTTAACTAAATTTATTTCTCTGTAAAGTTGTTTCTTAAAATCTTTATTTTCAATTTGTTCTTGATAAAGATGTTTGAAATAGAAATTTACAAAGCGTTTTATATAATCAAAAAATCTCATCTTAATATTATTTTCAATAGCAGTAATTATTGTAGTAGCGTAGTAATCTAAAATAGATGATAAATTACTTCCATCTTCTAATCCGAAGGTAGCATTGCCTAAATTAAATGTATTTAAGTTTTGAAACTCTTCTAATAAAATAGCATTATTTCCTTTTGGTTTTTGTCCTGATGAAGATTTTATTACAGATTTCATACACATAGAAATAGTATCTTTTGTAATTTCAGGAATTTCTTGACTATTATGATATTTGCGTAAAACCCATAATCGTAATAAAAAATATGTTTTTGATGTAATAGCATTTGTTCTAATAATTGCTTTCTGTAATATTTCCATATTTTCCTTAACTTCTTCATTATCATTATATAGAATGGAAGAAATAGGTAATTTCAAACACCGATATTTATCAGGTGGCTCTTTTTTAGAATTCATCCTATATAATTTATATAAAAAATATCTTTAAATAAATATACGCAATAATTATATTTTCCTAAATAATTAAAAAATTGAAATAAATTTATTATAAAAATTAAAATTATAAATAAAATGTCAGAATATCCCTATAAGTTTAGTGTCGACGGAACATCGTTTATATTTGATTATGATACAGAAGAACTTTGTTGTGTTTTATGTAAAAATAAATATAATTCATATAATGACCCTTTTACAATAGTAATTGATACTAACTCATTTATAGAAGTAACATATGAATTATGTTTAAAATGTATTGATTCATTTCAAAATTGTAATAAATGTAATAGGGAATTAAACGAACCTTGGGAAAAAGTGTATTTTAACATATTAGACAAAACTTATTATTGTATGTGTTGCTATAATGATGACAGAAATAAATTTTATAAAAAATGTCATTGTGCTAATTGCCAATATTGTGTAGAAAAATATAATATCAAAACACGTATCATTAAACAGACCAATAATGATATTTCACTTGACTATCCACCTAAAAAACGAAAACAAAACAATGTAAAATAAAAATTTATATATTTTCGCTTACTTCTTTCTCTTGTTTCATTTTTTCTTTACGTTTTTGGTATGCTCGTTGTCTATATTCCTTTAATTTTTCAGGATTTTCTTCTTTTAGTTTTTGTAAATAATTAGAACCTAATTCTTTATATTTGTCTTTATGCTTTTCATAATATCGTTTATGATTATCGCCATTTGTATATTTTCTTAAACGCTCTTCTAATTCTGAATTCTTTTTTTTCAACTCTTCGTTTTCCTTTTGTAATTGTTCCATTTTACTATAATATACTAAATATTTTTTAAATATTTTTGTGTATATTTATTATGAAACAACACACAGAAGATTATAAACTAACTGTTGTTAAATATTATTTAGACCATAATGAAGATATGCGTGATACTTGTGATATATTCAAATGTAATTTTCAATCATTATCAAGATGGGTTAAAACATATAAGCAAAAGGGAAATCTAAACAGAAAAACTCGTAAAAATCATAGTCTCAAAATTACACCTGAAATTGAAAAATTTGTTAAAGAGTATGTAAGAAAATATAATACAACTACTTTATGGGAATTATCAAAATTAGTAAATGAAAAATATAAAGTTCATTTAACCGATATGAGTATTTATAATATTTTACATAAACATAAACTTACACGAAAGCGTTTAAGAAGTAAATATTATCCTAAAAAGAAAGAAGGATAAGAAAAAGAAGATTTGGAAGAGTTTTATAAAAAGTTAAAAGAATTTGATTATAAAAGAACTATATGTTTAGATGAAACATCTATATATTTGAATATGACTTTAACCTATGGAAGAAGCAGAAGTGGAACAAGAGTAATAAAAAAGACAAATAAATATCCTTACAAAAGATTTAATTTGCTATGTGCTATAAGTGCGGATAAAGTAATTGGTTGGAAATTGTATCCTGAAAGAAAAGGAGGTGTAAAGACAAATGATATATTAGAATTTTATGATGAATTCATACATACAAAATATAAAAATTATTATTTTATTAAATTTGGGATATTACCTGCAAAAGATTGTTCAAACATAAATAAAGAATTATCAAAGATAATTAAAGACTGTTGTAAATAAAAAATTGATTTATTTTTTTCAGAAAAAGTTTTTAAAATATAATGAATAAATTAATTGGAAAAAAGTGGTTATTTAACGATAATATTAAATGTAATATAAAAAATGACAGAGTTGTTTTATTATTGCATTCAATATTAATAAATAAATTTGAAAATATACATTTTTATTTCGGAAATTACAATATTAATAAATATGATTACCAAAAAAGTGTTGAGAATCAAATAAATTTTAATTTATTAACTAATTATGACTTTTATTTTAATATTACACGGCCAAAAAAAAATTATGAACAAATAATAATTGCCACAAAGTATTTTGATCATCGTCAAAAAAATGTTATAAAAATAAATGATAATAAAAATCAAACTTTTACAATATCAATTAATAATAATAATATTCAAGAACCAATAAATATTCCAGATCATGATAATTTTATTACAATTGATGACATGAATAGATATCAAATATCAGAAATAACAAAGATATTTACAAACAATATATATTATATTCATCCTTTTATTTATATTGATTATTTATCGACATTATCTTTTGAAAAAAATTTCAAAATAAATAAGAAAATAATGAATAATTTAAAAAAAATCGAAAATATTGAAAATATACATAATAATAAAATTATAAAGTTAAAATACGAATTTAATGAAAAAGAAAAAAAAATACTTGAAAAATATATTCATCGTGATGATAATTATTTAAAACAAATATTTGAAACTAATTCAATATTTATTATAATGATAATAATACAGATAACAGTATTTAGTATTTATTGTAAATAAAAAATTGATTAATTTTTTTTCAGACAAGGGTTTAAATACAATGGATAATTTTATTGAAAGTAATTTGTTGTTTGTTAATAATATTAAAAATAATATTGAAAATGACAAAACTGTATTGATATTGGATTCAATTTTTAAACAAGTGTTTGATGATATAAAATTTTATTATGGAAATTATAATATATCTAAATATGATTGTCAAAATAAATTGGGTAATAGTAGGTTGAAATTTACTTTATTAACAAATTATGATTTTTACTTTGATATTATTGATACAAATATAAAAATTGTAAATTATTTTATAAACAAACCAAAAACTGTAATTGAAATATATTATGAAAATAATTTATGGACTATATCAACAAATAATTATAAAGAATTAAACAATATGTTATTTGATGACAATTGTAAATTAATAGGTAAAATCAATGAACATAATTTGAATGAAATAAAACACATTTTTAAGGATAATAAATTATATATTCATCCTTTTATATATTTTGATTACATGTCAATGACATCTTTTGAAAATAATTACAAAATAAATAAAAAAATAAAAAATAAATTTGTGGAATTTGGTAATAAATTACAAAAACATAATGATAAAAATGAAAAATTAAAAATGGAATATGAGTTGAAACAAAAAAAAATAGTTGAACAATATAAAATACAAAATACAAATAAAAGAGAGTATTACAAAAAACTATTATACCAATATGAACAAGGATTTATTGTATTAATAATTATTATATTAATTATAATCATTTATTTACTGATTTTAGTATAAAAATTGATTAATTTTTTTTTATTTTTAGATAAAAAAATGGCAACATATAATCCAATAATAAATAACAAAATTTTAAGGGAAGATTTAATTAATGAGAATAAAAAAAATTTAAAAAATCAAGATAAATTAATTGACCAATTGGACAGAGGTGTAACAAAATTGTATGATATTGCAAATGAAATAAAACAAGAATCAAAACAACAAAATAATGAATTGGATAAATTGGAAGATGACATTGAAAACAACAAATCAAATATAATTGATAGAACTAAAAGTGTAAAAACATTAATAAAAAATAGTGATACAAGTATGAAATATTATTGTTATGTTATTGGGATATTGGTAATAATATTAATAATACTGATATTTTTAGTAATATATTCATAATAATATTTTTATTTTTTTGAAAAAAATGGATAAATAAAAATAGACTAATATATATTAATATGAATTATGATAAAGAATTGGATAAATTATTAATAGAATATGAGAAACCAATTCAAAGAGGAGAAAAAGAATTGGAAATAAGATTTTATGACAAACATACAAAAGAGGATTATGATAATGTAATTAAAAAATTAAAATCATTGGGATTTAAAACAGAAAATGAGACAGGCATGTATAGATTAGCAATACAGACTGAAAAATCAAATACAAGAGTTGAAATAAATGGATTAAATGCGATACAAAAATATTGTAAAACAAATAAAATAGGACAAGAATCAACAACACGTTTTAATGAAAAAAGTGTATTATTAAATGAAAATAAGGAGAAAATAAAGAATGTAAATTTTAATAATTATCATTTTTTGGTATCTTATAAAATAGAAAATATAAAATCAAAAGAAAGTCCACAAATAAAAGAAATGATTGACAAATGGACAGGATTAAAAAAGACATTTAGATATATAAATAGAGTATCATATAAACATGAAAATTATCCATTTATGGTGGATATGACAATATTAAAGACAAGTAAAAAAAATGAGGATGGTTCATATGAGTATGGGTATTCAATGGATGATATATTATTAAATCCGACAACATATGAGATAGAAATTGAAATAGATAATAAAAAATATAAAAAGGAAAAATTAAAAAAGAATATTGAAGAAGGAGTAATTATAATATTATCTGGATTACAAGAAACAAATTATCCAATAAATTATTTGGAACAAAAAACGGTATATGAGGAATATTTAAAATTAATACAAACAAAAGAAGTAAAAAGGTCAAAACAATTTATAGGTCCATCATCAATAACGTTACAATTGGAAAATATAATTGAAAATACAAATTCTCCAAGTATATTGGAGAATTTTATGGTAACAGACAAGGCAGATGGAACAAGACATTTATTATATATATCGGCAAGTGGAAAAATATATTACATGGATACAAATTTAAAAATTAAATATTCTGGAATACAAACAAATAAAAACATTGGAAATAGTTTATTGGATGGAGAATACATATTACATGATAAAAATAAAAATTTCATAAATATGTTTGCAATATTTGATGTATATTATATAAAAGGTAAAGATATTAGAGATTATGTATTTTTCGATAAAAAAAAAAAAGAAACAAGATATAACCTATGTCAAGAAATAGTAAATCAAATAAATAATATATTGATAATAAGAAAATCGTTTTATTATCCAGAAAATACAATATTTGATTGTTGTAAAGAAATATGGCAAAAAAAGGAAATGATGTTGTATAATATTGACGGATTAATATTTACACATTGTTTATTTGGAGTTGGTGCATCAAAAATAGGGGAAAAAACGGAATCAAAAAAAACGACATGGAAATATTCGTTTAAATGGAAGCCACCAGAATATAATACGATTGATTTTTTAGTAAAGGTGAAAAAGGATGAAAAAACAAATAATGATATAATAAATAAAAGATATCAAGAAGGAATAAATGCGACAATAATTGAACAAATAGAAAAATACAAGACAATTGAATTACATTGTGGATACAATAGTGGTCAATTTTCGAATCCATTATTGGATTTAATACAAAATAAGTATCCAACAAAACAAAATAAATATGTATCGGGGAAATTTTATCCATCGGATCCATTTGATTTAGGTGCAGGAGAAACAAATATAATGTTACAGACAGAAGATGAATTAATGTTGTGTGAGTCAGAAAATAAAGAAATAATTGAAGATAATACGATTGTAGAATTTAAATATGAAATGAATAAACCAGAAGGATGGAATTGGATACCGATAAAAGTAAGATATGATAAAACATTGGAATATAAATCGGGGCAACAAAATTATGGTAATTCATATGAGGTAGCAAATTCGAATTGGTATAGTATTCATAATCCAATAACGGAGGAAATGATTACAACTGGTAAAAATATTCCAAAATATACTAGTGAAATATATTATAATCCGATAATATCAAAAGATAATAATACAAAAGGTTTACGTAATTTTCATAATTTATATGTGAAAAAAAGATTAATAATTGAATTATCAAAGCCGAATGATTTATTGATTGATTTTTCATGTGGAAAAGCTGGAGATTTACCAAAATGGGTTAATGCAAAATTAAAATTTGTATTTGGAATAGACATTTCAAAAGACAATATAGAAAATAAAATTGATGGAGCATGTGTTCGTTATATGAATTATAAAAGAATAAATAAGAATATTCCGGATGTATTATTTGCAATAGGTGATAGCACATTATCAATAAAAGATGGAAAAGATATGAATGATTTATCAAAAAAAATAACACAAACAATATTTGGAATTGAGAAAAAACCGATGCAAGAATTGGAAAAATATTATGGAATTGGCAAAGATGGATTTGACGTTGGTGTTTCTAATTTCTCGATACATTACTTTTTTGAAAATATAAAAAAGTTGACTGGATTTATAAAAAATTTGTCGGAATGTTTAAAAATAGGAGGCATTTTTATTGCAACAACATATGATGGCAAAACCGTATTTAATAAATTAAAAAATAAAGAATATTTACAAATAAATATAAAAGGAAAAAGAATTTGGGAAGTAATAAAAAGATATAATGAAATTGAGTTTCCAAATAATAAGGATTCATTGGGATATAAAATTGATGTTTATCAAGAATCAATAGGACAATTAATTCCAGAATATTTAGTGAATTATGATTTTTATGTAAAAATAATGGAACAATTTGGTTTTGAATTAATATCTAATGAGGAAGCAAAACATAATTATGGATTCCCAAGTAATAGTGGAATGTTTTCAGAATTATATGAACAAATGTTGAAAGAAAATGAGGATTTTATAATGACAAATGATGAAAAGGAAATATCATTCTTAAATAGGTATTACATATTTAGAAAAGTAGTTTCAATAAATGCAGAACAATTAATGGAAACAATTGCAGATGATTTAAATAAAAATAATAAAGAAATTGAAATTGTTCGAAAAATAAAAATTAAAAAAAATCAGACAAAAGATAAATCAGAATTAGGGGAAGAAAATATGGAAGAAATTGATACAGTAATTGAGCCATCATTGCAAAAGGAAATGAAAATAATAATAAATAAAATGATTAAAAATGCTAAATTGGAAAATAAAGTATTTGATTATTTAAATAAAATAGGATTTGTGTATAATTCTGGAAATCTTTATAAATTGTCGGAAATAATTGGTAAAAATGATAATAAAGAAAATAGCATTATTTTGAATAATATAGTTAAATATATTGAAAATTTAGGAATAAAAAATCCAAAAATTGTTGAAATTGAAAATAGTGGATTACTTAAAGAAATTGGAATAAAAATGAAAATTCCTAAAAATCATCTTTATGTTGTTGAACGAAGAAAAGAAAAAGATGATGATGATATTGTGGAATATGTGTCATTTAATAAATTATCTGAATTAAAATCAATAAATATAATTATAATCTCTATTCCAATAAGTCATTTTAATGACTCAAAAATTTCCAATTTATTTGACAAAATATCCGAATATTCAGATATTTTTATAATAATAAAAGAATATGATTTCAAAAAGGATACAAATAAACAACTAATTGATTTAGAAAATCATTTATATTATTTATTAAATACCGAAAATCCTTCAAAAAAGGAAATTTCAGAATATTTAGACGAATATATTGATAATTACAAGTCAAAAGATGAAATAAATGAATTATTAGTTAAAAATGGATTTGAAGAAAAAGAAGAATTAAATCAATATTTTGGAAAAGAAAATGACAACAATAATCCTAATAATATTTATTGGAAAATATTTCAAAAATCAAAAATCCATTATAATTTAGAACCAGAAAAAGAAGAAAATATGGAACCAGAAATTAAAAAAAAAGTGAAAAAGGTGAAAAAAGAACCTGAACCTGAACCTGAAATGGAAGAAGAAGAAAATATGGAACCAGAAATTAAAAAAAAAGTAAAAAAGGCGAAAAAAGAACCTGAACCTGAACCTGAAATGGAAGAAGAAGAAAATATGGAACCAGAAATTAAAAAAAAAGTGAAAAAGGCGAAAAAAGAACCTGAACCAGAAATG